GACAGTTAACTTGGATAAAGTTTCGCATCTCATTACTGACCTTCATTTTGAAGGCAATAGTGTGGTCGGAAAGGCAACTATCTTGCCTACTCCTATGGGGAAAATCGTTGAAGGTTTGCTCGATGGTGAAGTAAGACTAGGTGTCTCAACTCGTGGTATGGGTAGTCTCATGCAACAAAATGGCGCGATGGTAGTTAAAGACGACTACCTTCTTAATACGGTTGACATCGTACAAGATCCATCCGCTCCTGGCGCTTTCGTTAATGGAATTATGGAAGGTGTGGAATGGGTCTGGAATAACGGCATTGTTGAAGCAAGAGAAATTGAAAAAATGGAGACTGAAATTAAACAAGCTCCGCGTTCGGATCTATATGAGGTTCAAACTCGTGAGTTCAAGAATTTCCTCTCGTTGCTCAAAAATAATTTGTAAAGGAGTCAAGTATGACTGAAGATCAAATCACAGATCAGGTTGAAGAACTCCATGATGACGAGAACGAAATCATGGACGAAGCGCACGATCCGAAAAACGCTGAAAAGCAGGCAGTAGACGCAGTCAAAAAAGCAGAAAACGCTGGTAAGTCCGCTAAGGAACCCGGTGGGAAAGCTTCGCCGGCTGAGCCAATGCCAAAAACAAAAGCTGGTATGATCAATGCAATGTTCTCAAAAATGAGTGGTATGTCTAAGCAGGAAATGTCTAAGATGTACTCATCATATATGGGAGACAAGGAACAGAAAGAATCTGTTGAACCAGAGATGAATGATGTTGCTGTCAATTTTGATGGTGAACTAGATGCACTGATCGAGTCTGAAGCCACTCTCTCTGATGAGTTTAAGGCTAAAACAGCTGTAATTTTTGAAGCTGCTGTAAAAACAAAACTGTCTGAAGAGATTAATCGTCTCGAAGAGCAGTACACAACTGAACTCAATGAAGAAATCGAAACCCAAAAGGGTGAGATGGTTGAGAAGGTTGACAGCTACCTGAACTACGTGGTCGAGAATTGGATGGAAGAAAATAGAGTTGCTATCCAAGCTGGCCTCAGAACAGAAATTGCTGAGAACTTTATGAATAGCTTGAAAGATCTATTCACTGAGTCTTACGTTGAAGTTCCTGAGTCTAAGGTTGACCTAGTTGACGAACAAGCAGAAAACATTGCTGAGTTGGAAGAAAGACTTAACTCAACAACTGCTGACGCTATCACTTTGGCTGAAGAGCTTGAAGTTTACAAGCGCAATACTATTATCCGCGAAGCGGCTCGTGGTCTTGCAGAAACTCAAGTTGAGAAGCTACACAAACTGGCTGAAGATATTGACTTTGAAGATGAGGCAACATTTACTACAAAGGTTGCAACTATCAAAGAAACATACTTTGGTGATAAAAAGATTGTTACAGAAACTACTGTTGATGAAGAAGATGACGCAGATCAAACTGTTGAAACTTCTAGCGCAATGGGCCAGTATCTCCAAGCAATCCGTAAATCTGCGATATAAGGGAGTCCGAGATGCAGAATACATATAATAACTTGATCGAAAAGTGGGCCCCAGTACTGAATGAAGAATCAGCTGGTGCCATTAAAGATAACCACAGAAAAGCTGTAACAGCAGCAATTCTGGAAAACCAAGAAATCGCTCTCCGTGAAGAGCGCGCACAACAACACGGCCTTTATGAAGCTTCACCTGCTGGTGCAAACACTGCTTCTATCGGCACATGGGATCCAGTGTTGATCTCACTTGTAAGACGTGCGATGCCTAACCTTATGGCCTATGATGTTGCTGGTGTTCAGCCAATGTCAGGTCCAACTGGCTTGATCTTCGCAATGAAGTCACGCTATGGTGCCGGTACAACTGGCTCAACAGAAGCATTGTTTAACGAAGCAGATACTCGCTTCTCCGGTACACAAACCGGTGCGGCTCAGCCATCAGACGGATCCGGTCTCGGTTCTGCAACTGATTCTGACTCATCTGCTGATGACGATCGTGCAACTGCACTTGCTACACAGGGTATGGCAACAGACTCTGCTGAAGCACTTGGCGATTCTGCCAGCAACTCTTTCGCTCAGATGGGTTTCACCATTGAAAAGCAAACTGTGACAGCTAAGTCACGTGCTTTGAAAGCTGAATACTCACTGGAACTTGCTCAGGATCTTAAAGCTATTCATGGCTTGGATGCTGAAACAGAACTAGCAAACATCTTGTCTGCTGAGATCATGGCTGAAATTAACCGTGAGGTTATCAGAACCATTAACTCTCAGGCAAAAACTGGTGCTGCTACTGGCAACACTGCGGTTAATGGTATCTTTGACTTGTCAACAGATGCAGACGGCCGTTGGTCAGTTGAGAAGTTCAAAGGTCTGATTGTACAGATCGAAAGAGAAGCAAACACGATTGCTAAAGAAACACGTAGAGGCCGTGGTAACTTCCTTATCACATCTTCAGACGTAGCTTCTGCTCTAGCTGCTTCAGGCATGCTGGATTACACTCCTGCATTGTCAGTTAACTTGCAGGTAGATGACACAGGTAATACATTTGCCGGTGTTCTTAACGGTCGCACAAAGGTCTACATTGACCCATATGCAACTGCTGACTACGTTACTGTTGGTTATAAGGGTACTAACCCATATGACGCAGGTATCTTCTACTGTCCATACGTTCCGCTAACAATGGTGAGAGCGGTTGGTGAAGATACATTCCAGCCAAAGATTGGCTTTAAGACACGTTACGGCATGGCAGGTAACCCATTTACTCCGGGTGCTATCGCTAACAACGGTCTGGGTACAGTGAAGTCTAACCAGTACTTCCGTATCTTTAGAGTTGACAACATTCTTGCATAGATAAGAAACGTCAAAAACGCACTGGGGTCCTCTTCGGAGGGCCCCTTTTTTTGTGTATAAATAAAGTAAACAGAGGTGTGAATTATGGCAACTACTAGAACAATTACCACAGGTGTTGATACTTCGACGCTAACAAGCAACACGAATTATCTACAACCAAACGGGTTTAGAGTTTCAATTAATAGGAAGTATTTTCCTAACTTACAGTTTTTTGCTCAAAGTGTAATGCATCCAGCAATGAATGCTGTTGGTCCATCATTAATGGTACCTCGTCTAAGCGCAGGTATACCTATGACAGCAGATTCTTTAGAATTTGGCGAAGTAAGTATGATGGTTATTTTAGATGAAGACATGACAGCATATACAGAATTGTTTGGTTGGCTCAAATCGTTTGTAGAAAAAGAAGATGCTAGCCCAACACAAGTCGTTGATGGCGCTGGACCTTCCAGTGCAGATATAACAGTTTCAATTATGAGTAGTCATAATAATGTAACAAAACAAATAGTATATAGAGATGCAATACCAACTTCATTAGGAGACGTTGCGTTTGAAGCTGCAGCCGGAGATGTACAATATATAGTATTTCCAGCAAACTTCAGATTTAGTTATTTTGATTTAATTTAATAGTGTGAGTATATAATGATAGAACTTGAAAAGATTTTAGATGAATGGCGTACAGATTGTCAAATCGGCGCTTACCTAGACAAAGCCTCTGAAGAAACACCTAAGCTTCATGCTAAATATTTAGACATGTTATCGCAGTCAAAACTTAGACTTAAAAGAGTTAGGTCTAAGCAGAAAATCTTATTAAAAGAAAAATGGCTATATTATAATGGAAAGATGGATGAAGAAACTTTGAAAGAAAAAGGTTGGAAGCCAGATCCTTTTAATGGTTTGAAAATTCTTAAAGGTGAAATGGATTACTATTATGATTCAGATCCTGAGATACAGGAAAGTGAACAGTTAGAAGAGTATTGGAAAACTGTTATTGAAACCTTACATGAAATTGTAGAGAACATTAAATGGAGACACCAAACAATAGGCAATATGATCAAGTGGAGACAATTTGAAGCCGGTGTCTGATGTTAATTTAATAAAACAAAATGAAAGCTCGATGCTAATTGAGTCAGATTCTGGAATAGCACGAGAACTCGTAGAGTTTTTTAGCTTTTATGTTCCAGGTTATAAGTTCATGCCTGCTTATAGAAATAAAGTATGGGATGGAAAAATTCGTCTTATGAATATGCAAACACGTGAGTTACCAATTGGTCTATTAACTTACGTTATGAATTTTTGCTCATCACGCGGTTATAAATTAACTTGTGATCCTGAGTTGACACATATAGAAAAAGTTACTGAAGATGAACTTAATAAATTTATAGATTCTCTATTTCTTCCTTTTGATATAAGAGATTACCAATTCGCTGCTGTAAAAAAAGCTCTTACTGTAAGACGAGTTATTGCGCTATCTCCTACTGGATCAGGAAAGTCTCTTATCATTTATACATTAATGAGATACTTACTTGAAAATACTGACAGCAAAGTATTAATTATTGTACCTACTACTTCTTTGGTAGAACAAATGGCAGGTGATTTTGTAGAGTACGCTGAAGGTGATCACTCATTTGATGCTAGTAGTGAAATTCATAAAATATATTCTGGTAAACCAAAAACAAATTTATCGGAAAGAGTTGTTATAAGCACGTGGCAGTCTGTTTACAAATTACCAAAAACCTGGTATAATCAATTTGTAGGAATTTTTGGAGATGAAGTACATGGATTCAAATCTAAATCTTTAACTGGTATCATGAACAAAGCTGAAAAAACCATATATAGAATTGGTACAACAGGAACTCTTGACGGTACTCAAACTCATAAGCTTGTTTTGGAAGGATTGTTTGGAAGAGTCTTTAATGTAACTACTACTAGAGATCTTCAAGATAACGACACTCTTGCTAAACTTAACATTACATGTATTAAGCTTACATATCCTGACGAAATTAGAAAAGACGTATCTAGTAGAAAATATCAAGACGAAATAGATTTTATAGTAGGATATGAAAAAAGAAATAAGTTTATTCGTAATCTTGCATGTGATCAAAGCGGTAATACCCTTGTGTTATTTCAATATGTAGAAAAGCATGGAAAGCCTTTATATGAGTTAATAAATAGTAAAGCAGATGAAGGTCGTAAAGTATTTTTTGTGTCAGGAGAAACTGATACTTCGGATAGAGAAGCAATTCGTAGAATAACGGAGAAACAAAAAGATGCAATTATCGTGGCAAGTCTTGGTACTTTTAGTACTGGCATTAATATCAGAAATCTCCATAATATTATTTTTGCTTCACCATCTAAGTCTCAAATTAAAGTTCTCCAAAGTATTGGACGTGGGTTACGGAAGTCTGATGACGGACGAGATACATCACTTTTCGACATTACAGACAACTTCCAGTGGAAATCAAAAAAGAATTACACCCTCTCGCACGGCGAAGAGCGAGTCAAAATCTACAGCAAAGAAAGATTCGACTACAAAGTAGTTGAAATAGGAATATAAATAAATCATGAACAACCAATCAGTAACAGAAATTAGTCTACGGCAATTTAAGCTTTCTAATTCAGAAGAAATAGTTTGTGAAGTACTAGATTTTGGAGAAAGTGATGAAGAAAGTATTCTTGTTAGAAATACTCTTAAATTAATTAACGTAGAAAATCCAACATCAGGACAAAGGTATTACGCCTTTAGACCTTTTATGTTATACCAAGGTGACGGACAACATGTACAAATCCTAAACCCTGGTCATATTGTAGGTGAATGTACTCCTACACGTGCTCTTATTGAGGAATACGGCAAAGCTGTAGAAGATCTTAATTCAGACGCACAAGACAATAAACTTCTTTCTATAGATGAAACTAGAAAAGCCATGGAAGAATACTTCTCTAAGATGAGAGATCTAAAAATGGAACTAGAAACTGATTGGGAAGATTCAGATAGTGAAATAAAGTTTGAGAATATTATTAAATTTCCTGGATCAGATAACATACACTGATTTCGGTATATCCCTATCCTCAACACTACTCTTTAATTATACCATAGTTTTAGGCTCGTGTACACCCCTAAAATGCAAAAAAATAAAAAAAAAGTATTGTACTTTTCCTACGATCTGTTGTATAATATATCTAGAATTTAATAACAGAAAGATAACCTTAGGAGGACTTGGTGAAAGTCGCAGCCAGACAAAAACCACATTATGTGAATAACGCAGAATTTTCCCAGTCCGTGGTAGCTTATGTCATGACAGTTAGAGAAGCCAAAGATACTGGTAAACCTCTTCCTGTTGTCACAGATTATATCGCATCCTGTTTTCTAAGAATTGCTGAAGGCTTGTCACACAAGTCAAACTTTATTCGCTATACATATCGCGAAGAGATGGTAATGGACGCTGTAGAAAACTGCTTAAAAGCGATTGAAAATTATAATATTGAAGCTGCAACACGGACAGGTAAACCAAACGCGTTTGCTTACTTTACACAAATTTCGTGGTACGCTTTTCTTAGGCGAATTGCAAAAGAAAAGAAACAACAAGATATTAAATTCAAGTATCTATCACAATCAGGCATTGAAGAGTTTATGACTGTTGAAGGTGATAATGCTCAAGCAGGATTAGTTCAGCAACACTTTGTAGATGTTCTAAAAGGACGTATTGATCGTGTAAAAACACAAGATACTACTGTTAAAGAATATGCTAAAAAAACAAAGAAAAAGAAAGCCACTGATTCAGACTTACAGGATTTTATGACTTGAAAATAGCTATACTTAATGATACACATTGTGGCATAAGAAACTCATCAGAAGTTTTTATGAAGCACCAAGAAGATTTTTATAATAATATCTTTTGGCCACACATGATTGAAAATGATATTAAACATATTGTACACTTAGGTGATTATTATGATCATCGTAAATATGTTAATTTCAAATGTCTTAACTCAAATCGAAATGTATTTTTGAATAGGTTGCGAGAGTACGGTGTTACTATGGACATCATCCCTGGCAATCACGATACCTTTTACAAAAATACTAATGATCTAAATTCTCTAAAAGAATTGCTTGGCCATTATATGAATGAAGTTCATATTGTTATGGAACCAACTGTCATGGATTACGATGGATTAAAAATGGGTCTTATCCCTTGGATATGCCAAGACAATTATGATAAGTCTATGAAATTTATTGAAACGTGTCAGGCTGATATTATTGGTGCTCATTTAGAGTTATCAGGATTTGAAGTAATGCGTGGTCATAGGCATGATGGAGGATTATCCAGAGATATTTTCAAAAGATTTGAAATGGTTTTATCAGGTCACTTTCATGTAAAATCAAGTCAAGATAACATACACTATCTTGGTTCTCAAATGGAATTTTTTTGGTCTGATGCTCATGATCCTAAATACTTTCATGTGTTAGATACAGAAACTCGTGCATTAACTAGTGTAAGAAATCCTGTCACATCATTTGAAAAAATAATCTATGATGATACTAATAAAGACTACAATGAATTTGATACAACCTATCTAAAAAATAAGTTTGTAAAAATTGTTGTAAAAAACAAAACTGATCTGTTTACCTTTGATAGGTTTGTTGATAGAATTCAAAACCTGAATATACATGATCTAAAAATACAAGAAAATTTCCAAGAGTTTATGGGTGAAAACGTAGAAGATACTGAAGTATCAATTGAAGATACCTCAGTACTTCTTAATGCATATATTGATAATGTTGATACTGACTTAGAGAAAGACGTGATAAAGATGAAAATGCATGAATTAATGAAAGAAGCACAGGCTCTCGAAATCCAATGATTATGTTTGAAATCGTAAGGTGGAAAAACTTTCTTTCCACTGGTAATAACACGACAGAAATCCAGTTAAATAAAACAAAATCAACTCTCATCGTAGGACATAACGGTGCGGGTAAATCAACAATGCTTGATGCGATATCGTTTGGTTTATTTGGTAAACCACATAGATCTATTACAAAGCCACAACTTCTTAATTCAGTTAATAATAAAAACTGTTTGGTTGAAGTAGAATTTTCTAGTGGAAAAAACAAATATAAGATTGTTCGAGGAATAAAGCCGTCCATCTTTGAAATATGGAAAAACGGCACAATGATTAATCAATCATCACATGCCAAAGAATATCAAAAAATCCTTGAACAAAATATTCTTAAACTAAATCATAAATCTTTTCATCAAATTGTTGTCCTTGGTAGTGGTAGTTTTATTCCCTTTATGCAATTGCCAGGTGGCCATCGTCGAGAAGTAATTGAAGATCTATTAGACATTAATGTGTTTTCTAGAATGAATCAGCTTTGTAAAGAACAATATTCTATTATAAAAGAAAGTCTTCGTACAAACCAGTATGAACTTGACATAAATAATAATCGAATAGATACACAAAAGAAGTATATTAAAGATGTTAAAATACTCACGGAGCAAAATCTGGCATCAAAGGAAGCTAAAATCTCGGAACATAATACCGAGATCGAATCGCTTGAAAAAGAAAACACTAGTCTTGCCGCAGAAATTGATTCAAAGCAAGGACCAATCGAATCAAGACTAAATGAGCTGCATGATAAAAAGCAAAGTCTTTTACAATATAATTCTACCTTTAGAAGCCAAATGAATAATATTACAAAGGAAGCTAAGTTTTATGAAGACAATGAATCATGTCCTACATGTTCTCAGGACATTGATGAAATTCTTAGAAATGAAAAGCTATCTTCAGCTAAGGCTAAAGCAAAAGAACTTAAAAGTGCAATGGACAGTGCATCTCTAGAGTCAACTGCGGTAGAACAAAGTATTGAGCAAGTTACTGCAGATTTAACAGACATTAGAGAAAAGCAACAAATTATTCATTCTAACAGTAGACAAATTAGTTCACTTCGTGTTCAAATAGATTCTATAAAAGGAGAGCTAGAAACTAGTGCAGTAGCTGATCTAAATGATGCACATAAAGAATTAAAGAATTTAGAACAAACTCGTAATTCTTTTATGGAAACAAAATTTGCTTTGAATGAAAAGCAACAATATAATCAAGTGATTCTTGAAATGCTAAAAGATACTGGTATTAAAACTAAAATCATTAAACAATATCTCCCAGCTATAAACCAGCTAGTTAACAATTACCTGCAGACTTTAGATTTCTTTATCCACTTTAATTTGGATGAATCATTTCAAGAAACACTTAGATCAAGACATCGCGATGCTTTTACCTATGCTTCTTTTTCTGAAGGCGAAAAGCAAAGAATTGATTTAGCACTCTTGTTTACGTGGCGGCAAGTTGCTAAAATGAAAAATAGTGTAGCCACAAATCTTCTTATCCTTGATGAAACATTTGATTCGTCACTTGATCATGATGGAGTAGATAACCTGATGAAGATCTTATATTCTTTAGAGGATGATACAAACACCTTTGTTATATCTCATAAAGGTGAAATACTGGACGGAAAATTTCAAGAGAAACTTGAGTTTGTTAAAGATAGAAATTTTTCAAAAATTAAAACTTAATGGTGTACATACCGCCAAAACTATGGTATAATAATACTTATAGAATAAACAATGGAGCTTTGTTATGGAACTGAAAGAATCTACTCTTCAGGTATTGAAAAACTTTTCTACGATTAATCTTAATCTAATTGTAGAACCCGGTAATGTTGTTAAAACTATTACCGAAGCAAAAAATGTACTTGCTGAAGCAACGCTGGAAGAATCATTTCCAGTTGGGTTTGGCATTTACGATCTAAATGAATTTTTAAGTGTTGTTAGTCTTGTTGATAATCCTACCTTAAAGTTTGATGAAAACTATGTTATCATTAGTGATAGCTCAGGTAGATCCAAGAGTAAATATTTCTTTAGCGATACAGAAATGTTGACAGCACCTAGTAAAGCAATCACTATGCCTTCAACGGATGTAAAGTTTACGCTGGATAGTGAAACACTATCTCGCCTAAAGCGCGCATCATCTGCACTTGGTCATACTAATGTATCGATTACACCAAGTGATGGTGCACTAGAACTTTCGATTGTAGATCCACAGAATACTACATCGAATACTTTCTCTATCATGGTTGATGGAGAATACTCTGAGGCAAAATTTAATTTTGTACTCAACATTAGCAATCTAAAAATTGTTGATGGAGATTATGATGTAAGTATTTCATCTAAACTAATCTCAAACTTTGTTAACAAAAGTACTGCAGTTCAATATTGGATTGCTATGGAAAAATCTTCAACGTTCGGAGTTTAATTATGGCTGAAGAAAAAAAAGAAGTCGAAGCAGCGGAAGATCCGCATGCTCAGATTTATGAAGTTGCGAACCGGGCCGCTAGGTCTACGATCGCTGTAGTTGATGCCCTCACACAACGTGGTGGGTTTAAGGGTGAAGAGCTATCTACCATTGGTGGATTGCGTGATCAATCGATTCAGATCATCCAACTTGCTGAAAACTACCAGCAAGAACAAGCTTCTAAGTAAGCTAGTTATTTTTTATTATGGAGTATGTGAATGTCTACAGATTTTCTGTGGGTCGAAAAGTATCGGCCAAAAACTATTGAAGAATGTATTTTACCTGAATCCCTTAAGAATACGTTTAGTTCAGTAGTACAAACCGGTGAGTTGCCTAATATGCTTCTCACCGGTACTGCCGGCTTAGGTAAAACTACAGTCGCAAAAGCAATGTGTAATATGCTAAACCTTGATTATATTTTAATCAATGGTTCAGAGGAAGGCAACATTGATACACTTCGCGGAAAAATTAAACAGTTCGCGAGTTCTGTTTCATTACAAGGTGGCTATAAAGTAGTTATCCTTGATGAAGCAGATTATTTGAATCCTCAATCGACACAGCCTGCTCTTCGTGGTTTCATTGAAGAGTTTGCTAATAACTGTCGATTTATTCTAACATGTAACTTTAAGAATCGAATTATTGAGCCATTGCACTCACGGTGTGGTGTATACGAATTTAATACTTCTAAAAAAGATATGGTTCAATTGTGTGGTCAATTTATGGATCGCGCTGCTAACATCCTTTATAAGGAAGAAGTATCATTTGATAGTAAAGTTCTTGCTGATTTAATTATGAGACATGCACCAGATTGGCGCAGAGTTCTTAATGAATTACAAAGACATAGTGCATCTGGTAGAATTGACTCAAACGTATTAACGTCATCAAGTGAAAAAACATTCGATGAACTATTTACTTTTCTGAAAACTAAAGACTTCAAAAAGATGCGGCAATGGGTTGTCAATAATATTGATACCGATGCAAGTGCAATCTTTCGTGGAGTGTATGATCGTATGACAGATAAAGTATCTCCTCAATCTATTCCTCAACTCGTTCTTATACTTGCTGACTATCAATATAAAAACGCTTTTGTTGCAGATCATGAATTGAATGTAGTCGCCTGTATGACAGAGATTATGGCCAATGTTGAACTTACATAGAGGTTTTAATGAATCCGTTTGAATACTTAAATGCTATTAATACTTCTAAAGAAGATATAATGGTTGATGATATTACAGAAAAGCAATACAATGCGTTTATGGTTAACCGTGGTCTTTCTTATTTTAACGATACTGTTCTCATGGCTAATGAAATGAATCAGCATGCACACCTTGACAGCCGTCTTCAATTCGACTTCCTTATAAATATAGTAAGGAAGAAGAAAAGATTTTCGAAATGGGCAAAGCCTCAAATTGAAAGCGATATTGAAGTTGTTAAAGAATACTATGGTTACAGTAATGAAAAAGCCCGCCAAGCACTCACACTTCTATCGCCAGATGATATCAATGGGTTAAAGAAGAAGGTGTATAAAGGTGGAACAAAATAATGTAATCGAGTGGAGTCCGCAGTCAATGCTGGAAATCACTCTTAATGAACCAGACGATTTTCTCAAAGTAAGAGAAACTTTAACAAGAATCGGTGTAGCATCACGTAAAGAAAAAAGACTATTTCAATCCTGTCATATTTTGCACAAGCAAGGCAGGTATTTTATAGTACACTTCAAAGAGCTATTTCTTTTAGACGGTAAGAAAGCTAACCTTGAAGGAACCGATCTTGCTCGTAGGAATACAATCGCACAATTAATGAGTGATTGGGGTCTTATTGAGATTCAAAAGAGTGATGATGTAAATGGCCAAGCGCCGCTTAGACAAATTAAAATCATACCGTTTAGAGAAAAAAGTGAATGGGAACTTTGTCCGAAATATAACATCGGGTCAAAGCAGTAATTATAGAGTTAGTATGTATAGAGTGACAGGTTATTTTAGGGAAAGAAAAGTAGTTCAGTACTTTACTGACGTATACGACGCTATTGATTTCAAAGATATTGTCGATGCAAACTATCCTATAAAAGTAACATTTGAAAAAGGAGTATATCCTGTGAGAACATTGATCGTAAACTGTTGGAATGCAATCATGGATCATAACATGAATCCGCTACGAAATATTCCAGATATGCAAACACGCCATGTAGTAATGCAACTACTAGCGTGGATGTGGTGTATTATTTTTAGTATGAGTGTTGGCAGCGTTACTGTATTTGCAGTTAGTGCTGTTGCCCACATTCTCTTTATAGCGGGAATTGTTATAACAGTTGCTACATTCGAAACAGCCAGACGAGCTCCACAATATTTTGGTGGACTTGGTCGCGGTAATGGAGGAGAGCACGAATAATGGATTGGCTAACTGCTGATTTAATTGATGCAATGAATGAGACATCATGGTTTGATGGCATTGGAACAATTTTTGTTTTATTGCTTGCCTATGCTGCTTATCGTTGGATTAAAAAGAAAATCTAATATAAATAGAATCGTAATGCTACACTATGTAGGTTACGTAAATAACCTTGCTATTCTATAGGAGGAAACAATGACTAGCAATTTCGCATACCCACGTTCGGGTTTTATTGGTTTTGACCACATCTTCGATCAGCTTGAGAATATTCACAAGCATGCGAAGGATACCTACCCACCACACAATGTCGTAAAAAATGACGATTACAATTTTGTAGTTGAAATGGCAGTGGCTGGATTCAAACAAGATCATATTGATATTGAAGTAAATGATGGTGTGTTGCACATTAAAGGCGACAGACCGACAAGGCGCGATCAAAATTCGTATGTTCATAAAGGTATTAGTGCAAAAAACTGGATTAAGTCATTTAGACTGTCGGAATATACCGAAGTAACAGGAGCTAATCTTGAGGATGGAATCTTAGCCGTGAATTTACAGGTGGTTCTACCAAAAGAAAAGCAGCCTCGTAAGATCAAAATTAAATCTAACGAGGAATTAAAAAATGACAACAATAGCGCTCAACTTCTCAACGAAAATATTTGAGAAATTTCTAAGCTCACTAAAAGTAACTCTTTCAGCAATGCTGATTGGGTACCAGGTCGCAAGACAAAAAGCAGCTAATAGGCAAATTGCTCCTATGATTCTGCATGAGTACCCTCATCACACGCTTGAATCTCTACTGTCAGAAATGAATGACAGAGCGGAGGTAAGATACCGTGATTAAAAAAATCAAAGCTTGGTGGAAGAACTACAAAATGTGTCCTGACGAAAAATATCTAGCAAGAGCTACAGACTTAGTAGATCTTGAACAAAGAATGAAAAGACTACAACGCGGTTTAGGCCCATTGGGTTATTACCGATGAAAGACTTTTTTAATACTTTGTTAATGTCGTTAGAAGCACATAGGCTAGCATCATCTGGAAGAATGGATGAAGCTAAAAAGCTTATGTTAGGCAAATAAAAATGACAGAAAGGGCGGGAAACCGCCCTTTTTTTGTTTACTTTACATGATTTCTGTGGTATAATAATATCTACAGTTGAGGATTAACATATGTCATTTTACACTTCTGTCGCTCGTTACGGCAACTCTTTACTTTATCGTGGCTACAACCATAATGGTGTGCCAGTAAAGAAAAAAGTTAAATACGAGCCTACGCTTTTTGTGCCTACACAAAAACAAACTACATGGAAATCTCTTGATGGTGTACCGGTTGCGCCTGTAAAACAAGCATCTATGAAAGATGGTAAGGAATTCCTAGAAAGATATTCAGATGTTGCCAATGCTAAGGTATATGGCAACCAAAACTTTGTACACCAATACATCACTGAAAGGTTTCCTCACGATATTCAATTCAATCGTGCACATATTCAAGTATGTAACATTGATATTGAGGTTGCCTCGGATGATGGATTCCCCGAACCTAGCGATGCTTTGCATCCTGTAATTTCTATTGCTCTTAAAATGAGCCGTGGTAACGTATACTATGTTTGGGGCTTAGATGATTATCATGCTAAAACTGATAATATTCGTTATGTAAAGTGTGCTAATGAGCATGAGCTACTTAATAAGTTTATTAGTTACTGGGAAGATAATTGTCCTGATGTTATAACTGGTTGGAATACACGATTTTTTGATATTCCATATCTCGTTAATCGTATTAATCGTATTGTTTCTCCTGAATCTATTCGTAGATTATCTCCTTGGGGTTTAGTGCACTTTCAAGAAAAAACTATCAAAGGCCGTAAGCAACAGGCATATGACATAGTTGGTATTTCTCAACTTGATTACATGGAATTGTTTATTAAGTTTGGTTATTCCTATGGTGCTCAAGAATCTTATGCACTAAATCATATTGCTTATGTTGTCCTTGGTGAAACTAAATTATCATATGAAGAATACGGTAACCTTTATAATCTTTACAAACAAAATCACCAGCTTTTTATTGACTACAACATTAAAGATGTCGAGCTTATTGAACGCCTTGAAGACAAGATGGGGCTTATCACACTAGCTGTGACTATAGCTTATAAAGGTGGTGTTAACTTCCAAGATACATTTGGCACTACTGCTATCTGGGATTCAATCATTTATCGTGAACTACATAAAAACAAAATTGCTATTCCTCCTGCTATCGAAAAAAATAAAATGGAATATCCTGGTGGCTTTGTTAAAGAACCACAGGTAGGTATGCATGAATGGGTATGCTCATTTGATTTGAATTCTTTGTATCCTAATCTTATTGTACAATACAACATGTCACCTGAAACAATCATTGGTGTCACTGAAAAAGGTGGTGTGGATTATTATCTTAATGACCAAACAACCTGTTCCACTTATGCCACAGCAGCTAATGGTTGTACTTTTAATTGCGAAAAGCAAGGTATCATTCCTCAAATCATTGTTCAATATTACGATGAACGTAAGTCTGTTAAGAATATGATGATTGCTGCTATGAAAAAGTACGAGGTTGAAAAAACATTTGAACTTGAAAAAGAAATCAATCAACTCGAAAATCGTCAGATGGCTATTAAGATTCTATTGAATTCTCTTTATGGTGCACTTGGCAATAAGTACTTTCGTTATTTTGATATGCGTATAGCTGAGGCTATTACTTTATCTGGCCAGCTTGCTATTCTTTGGGCTGAACGTACTATGAACAAAGAAATGAATAACATCCTTAAGACTAATGATAAAGATTACGTTATTGCAATTGATACTGATTCGCTATATGTCAACATGGGGAATATAGTCAAACACTTTGAGCCAAAGAATCCAACAGCATTCCTTGATAAAATTTGTCAAGATCATTTTGAACCTGCTCTTGAAAAGTCTTATGCTAAAATGGCTAGCAACATGAATGCATACGATAATCGTATGGTTATGGCACGTGAAGCAATTGCTGATCGAGGTATATGGACTGCTAAAAAGCGATACATATTAAATGTACATAATAACGAAGGTGTACAATACGCTGTGCCTAAACTTAAAATCATGGGTATTGAGGCTATCAAATCTTCTACACCAGAAGTTGTGCGGGATAAGTTCAAAAAAATATTTCAAGTTATTATTTCTGGTGATGAACAAGCAACACAAAAGTTTATATCAGATTTCCGCGATGAGTTCAAAAGTCTTCCACCTGAAAAAGTATCTTTTCCACGTGGCACATCTGATTTATCAAAGTGGTCTGATAAAAAACTTGTTTATGGCAAAGGTACGCCAATTCATGTACGTGGTGCTTTACTATATAATCACCACATCAAAGATAAAGCTTTACTTAAAAAGTATGTGACTATTAAAAACGGAGAGAAAGTAAAGTTTTGCTATCTTCGTATGCCTAACCCAATCCGCGAAAACGTAGTATCGTTTCCAGATTACTTACCTAATGAACTACAGCTTCATAACTATATTGACTATGAAATGCAGTTTAATAAAACATTCCTCGACCCATTGGAACCTATTCTAAATGCGGTTGGATGGAGTAGCTCAGAACAAATGACATTGGAGGATTTTTTCGTATGAGTGCACCTTTCAAAGGCGACTTACCTTATGACATAAATTTTATGCATCAAAAATATGGTGTCCATAAGTGGATAGCCGAAAATAAAGATAACAAAGAACTAATGAAAAAGTTCTTAAAGTTTCGTCTTTCATTTCTTATGGAAGAACTACAAGAAACAGAAAAAGCTGTCGATGAAAAAGATTCTGAAGAAGTAGTTGATGGTCTTATTGATTTGGTAGTTGTCGCTCTTGGCACGTTAGATGCTTTTGGAGTAGATACATATCGAGCTTGGGATGAAGTGCTTCGTGCTAATCTCGATAAAGAAGTTGGTGTAAAAGAATCACGCCCTAATCCATTAGGAATGCCTGATTTAATTAAACCTGAAGGCTGGGAAGCTCCAACACATAGAGGAAACCATGGCATTATCCCTAACGCTTTTCAATAGTATATTTGATAATAAGACAGACAA